GAACACGTTTGAGTATGGATTCACTGACTGCACCTGCCTGTATAGCATCCCATTCTTTATCAGTGATGACGATGTTTCGGTCTCTTCTTGAAACAGAGCCAACTTCTTCTCTTGCTTTTGTGAGTGCTTGCTGACTTGCTTTCTTAACATCCTTCGGTTTGAGCTTAACACCAGCTTCTTCAGCAGCTTTCTGCTTTCTCTGAACGGTAGCATTAGCCATACGCTGGGCTGCACGTTCACGAGGTGTATTAGATTCGGCTATCGCCAGTTTCTTAGTGAGACTGTCGTACTCTTCCTGATACTTCCTCTTAGCATCCTTACTGTAGGCTATCTTACCGGCTTTACTGGACTCAACCCTTGCTTTGTTGGCCATAGCTTTCATGCTATTAGCGTAATCAGCATACACAAGTTCCATTGGATGTCTATACTTAGACACCAAGGTCATAGCGTCATCGGTCTCGGACATACGGTTACTCTTATCGGTACGCTTCTTAGTTACCTCCGTTACCTCACCGGTCTTCTTATCCACTTTCTTGACGGTATAGGTAGCATCGTCAGCTTTCTTGTAGATAAGAGCTCCGTCAGGTCTGGATGGATCATACCATTCTTTACCCGGGAGGTTTGGTTTAGGAGTTCCCTGTCGCTTATCAACAGTAACTTCTCCTTTGGCTCTGGAAATAAGGGTGGATGCACCGCCGTATTTGATCTTTCCGTTCTCGTCGACCTTGATCTGATACTTCTGTTTTAACGCCTGAATGTTATTGTCTTTTTCACTCTGTTTGTAATCCAGATGATGTTTTTCGGCATCAATAACAACCATACTGTGTCTTACAGCACGAGCTAATTCATCATCAGTAGCTCCGATGATAGTCATATCGGTAATCAGATTAGAGATTTTACCCATCTCAGTGTCGGTTTTCTTCATGAGCTGGTATTCTCTACCGTCTCGATACCAATGTTCTTTACCATCAGATCCAGTCTTCTTCTCACCCTGATAATTCATCTTAGGATCAAATCCCTCGAGTCCCTCAAGAGGCGGACGACTAGCAATCTTAACTTTTCCGGCACGATCATGAGTAGGGATACACATTACGGTGTCACCATCGAAGTCGGCTCCAGATAATCGTTCAGCAACTTTACTGTTGATACCAATCGCGTCGATGGAATCCTTGCCAATCATCTTGATAGCATCTTTGTTTTTGTTATTGACTGTACAGATTGGAATCTCAAATGTACCACCATGAGGATATCGAACAAGAGCAAGTTTACTTCCATCAGGATATCCAGGGGCGTATACTTCTTTCTCACTCAGAGATGTGACAGGTAGAATAACATGGTATTTCTGACCCGGTAATGCGGCTGCTTTAAGATGTACGGCTGCTGAGTCACAACTGCTTGCAAATTTATCAAGATAATACTTCTTCACAGTCGGATTGGTCAGAGCCATGATAGCTTCATATTCTGCCTGCTTGTCTGCTTTGGCGATGCCAAGCTGCTTTTCAGCCATGGCTTTTGACTGTTTGGATAAGAACTGAGATGGTAAGGCATCTTTCCATTCGGTCCAATCACCTTCATCGGATCGCTTATTAATAAGGCCGAGCTTCTTCTTACCATTTTTGTCGGTATACCAATACTGCCCGCCTTGATCGGCATCTTTAATAAGAGAGCCGAAGGGGTTGTCCGGATCTGGTTTCACATCTTTGAGAACTTCCAGTTTCGGAACACTCTTGGACTTGTTGGTGTTAAATATAACATCGACACCTGGTGGAAAATCTTTATCATCTTTATAGACAGCCATGCCTTTGATATATTTCTTTCCGTCAACCATGATGCGGACCTGAGAATATTTGGATTCGCCAAGCGACAGATCCGGTACATTTCTCCTGAGTTCAACGGTTCCATCTCTATCGATACCGCCATCTTCTTTATAGCGAATCATAAGCCGCTTAGAATCTAAGCTTTCAGGATATGTGAATTTCTTTTCATAGGTCTTCCCATCATCTCTGGAAATATAATCAGTGACTGTCTTAACTTTATCAAATTCGTAGATTGCACTATGCGGTGTTCCTGGTTTACAAAGAACTCTCTGAGTCGTCATCTGACCTTTATTTGTAACCTGTGAGAATCGACCTCCATAAACCTCATAGCCTCCTTCAGCCTGTAATATAAACAATGCCTGATCCAGTTTTTCTTTTGTGATCTTCAGATCATTGTTTACACCGGCACCGACATCAACCATGCCTTTTTCATCAACCTGCTCTTTCAAGAATTTGGCAGTATCTCTGGCCTGCTTCATTCTTGATTCAGAATTTGGATCAAGAAGTGATCGAACAGATGATTCATTGATTCCCATTTTTCGACCAATCTCAGAATTGTTCATTCCTTCTTTGTCTCTGAGACGTTTGGCTGTGGCAACCATATCCGATCTACGCTCGTCTTTTGCAATCGCATACACTGTTCGGAAATCGGTAGAATTGTAACCAAGTGATTTAGCTATCGCATTATCGCCAGTCCATTTCTTACCGTTTTCATCAGTATATGTAAAACCAGATTTTCGCATCTGCTCCACACGACCTAAGAAGTCACGTGAACTCTGATATGGATCTTGTCCCGATCCCCATGGATATCTTCCTGAACGGCGAGGCATACCATAATGAGCCAGATATTCCTCATCTGTCATAGAGGCTGATCCTAAATATGATTCGATTTCTTCTGCTATCGGATTCATCGGTTACGCCTCCTCTGCATCACATTCTGCAAGTATCTTGTCGAGATGAACAATCTTATCCATAATCGGCAGAATATCTTCTGCAGTCGGGTTGAATACTACTACTTCGTCATTCTGGTAAATACAGAGTTCAAACTCGATATCGCCTGGTCTGATCTTATATTCCAGACAGAATAACGCTGCATACACCTCAAGCTGTTCCATATGCACTGGACCGACGCCAGTCTTCAAATCATGGATTCTAAGCTTATTATTCCGGAAGCAAATTGCATCTGCAGTCCCGAAGAATCTGTCTGAATAATATAAAACAACCTCTGTACTCATACGAAAACCGATAGCATCGTTTACATATGCGTATAAGGTTTTCTTCGAGCGAGGCTGTTTAATACCCATATCAATAGTTTCTTTTGCCCATGCGTGTAAGCGTGTGCCAAGTTCTGCAGCTTTCTTGTTCTGTCGAACTGTGATTGCTTTCTCATCGCTATATCTCAACCATGCTGGCTGACTTGGGCTGAATGGTGCGTGAAGTCCACTAAGCTTTGAATGATTCACGAAGTTCATCTAAAACATCCTCCTTATTTTCTGGGTAGATAAATCGTGAAAATGACATGGCGTTCATTTTTGCAACATAGTAATCCTGATTCGGACGATGCGATGCCGTAGCACTTTTCTTAACTTCCAGAGCCGCCCACTTGTCTTTGTATAAAACAAGAAGATCGGGGATACCCTGAATATCGCTCGAATCCAGTTTGGTTACGATACAACCAGGAAATATAGCTCTAAGCTCTTTTTTCAAATCTGCCTGAAACTTATTTTCTTTCATGAACTCTTTCTCCTTTCATAGAGCTGAATATCCATAAAAAATAAAAAGATAATACATTGACCGATTTTGGCCGATATATTATCTTCTCCCTATAAAAGGGGATGTTATTTTCACGTGTGAGTTTTTCGACACAGTGGTTAAGTTATGCGTTTGAAATGATAACTTTTGTGCGACACTCGATTGTTTTGCTGTTTCAAAATATCTTTAATAGCCGTCGGACTGCCCCCGATGTCTTTAGCACATTTTTCTACGGACTCATATGTTTTTCCGGTTTCGATAATCTGTACTCCAATTCCTGGACGTCCTCGCTGATCCGTGCGGACTTCAGATTCTTCACCGGCTTTTGAAATATGGAACCCATGACAAGTACAATATCCTTTACTGCCATTCACAACTCTGCTGACGCAGGACGCATTGCCGCCAATCGCATCGGCGCAAGCTTTGATAGAATTGAATTCTTCACCGGTTTCTAATATCTTCACCGGAATACCATTTCGTTTGGTGTCAAATTCCCCCATAGAATCTCTCCTTTCTGCACCA